TGTCGTGACGTGGGATGTCAACCTGCTGGCAGGGCAAGAACACCCGCTTCTCAAGCCCAATCCTTGCACGCCTGAGCTTGAGGCGATCCTGGCTTCGCGTGTGCGCAGTCATGGCGAGCCTTGAACGAACTCTTGCGGGCCGTGTTCCCAGATTTTCCAGTTACTTTGACACCGGCTTGACCCCAATGGATTTTTTTAATTGAGCTGTCGGGCTGCCTGGCGCACTTCATCCATTTTTTCCCCTCTCTAGTGGAATGCGCTTTCTGCGTTACTTTTGTGCACTGTAGCATAAGCAAACGCGCAGCAAACTCTACAACGCGCCCGTTGCTTGCAAACTGAGCCGTCGGCGCACCAACGTCTTCAGCCTGTCCGACTTCTTTCCAAGTGTTGTAATGCTTTCGGATACCGTGAGCCAGGGCAGGGGACAAGCGAATGATTTTTTGAGGCTGAGCCGACATTTCATAGTCGCGAACGGACTTGAACACCGGTGCGTGTGGGACTCCACCGTCAGTTTTGCGGACGTACGAGATAGTTGCCTGTTTGCCGATTGAACCTTCGTGAGCCACGGCTGCCGGAGCTTGAACCTTGAACGACGCGCCGTCTTTATCCTGGACGGTGAGAATGCCGTGAGTCTTGCCCTTTGCCGCGGCGGTCACCTTGAACTCGGCATCTTGCCAAGGCTTGCGCTTTGTCTGCACGCCTTCAGGAGAGTGGAGCACTTGTCCTTCATACCCCGAGGATACGGACTTGGCAAAATGAGCATCGGCTTGAGCCTTGGAGTTGATCACGGTCCCCTTGACGTGTTGGATGTGCTCACTAGCGTCCGGCTTTGGGTCGGTGGTTGGAAACAGGTGGAACTGAAGCTTTGATTTGCCTCCAGCAAAAGCCGAAAGCGTGTCGTCGAAAGTTTGCCCATGCTTGTAGAGCTCGCCCTTTAGTTCGCTGGCTGGGTTCTTCTGAAAATGCGATTGCAGCGCTTCGATGATGTGCTGCTGCGTCTTTATTTCTTTGCCGGACTTGGAAAACAGGCCGTCTTTGGTTGCCTTGGCGTAAATTCCATCAAGTTTTGGCGAGACGATAGTGCCCTTGGCGATGGTCGCGTCTTCTGCGTGTGGCTTCATGCTAAAGTGTTGAACTGTCAATCTTGGTCGGCAAACTCATCGCCGAGTTGTTGTTCGTCCGGCTCTGATGTTGGAGCTTCTCGAATATATCCAGTCGCCCGCTGGGTGTCCGTCACATCCATTGTTTCGTCCTCTAAAATTCCGCCTGCAAGGGCCATTGCCAACCCCATGAGCTCCGTGTCGCGCAGATGGTTGTCTTTCCGAATCTGTTTCCAATAGTGAACTAGCCGCCCGGTGATGGGAGCTATGCGCGTCATTTTTATCTCCGAATTTATCTGCCGGATGTAGTGGTTGCTGACGGTCGAAGGCACATGAAATTTTGTTGGCTGAGTGTGTCGCAGAATTTCCAGCCGGTCCTTAACTCGGTCGTTTGACCAAAAAATGTACATTGCGCGTTGGTTGGTATCGCTTTGATGAACGGTGCCGACGTGAGGATCGCGATATTGTACCGGCGAAAAGTCCCGAATGACCCGAGCTCCATTTCCCAGTGTGTGAGAAAATCCTTTCTTGTCTGATCCCCACAAACCGCGCCAATCGTTTTTGACAATTAGCCTGGCTGACTCGTTAGGCCGGTGTGCCATGTCGATGCCGACTCGATGCGGCTCAACCTGATGCTCAGCCTGTAATGCTTCCAGCTCTTCGCTTGTTTCCACACGCCCCTCCCAAATTAACCAACTTTCGGAGCCGCGCCCCCAATATCGAATCAGCGCCCAATAGTGGCCTTCCTGACAATCGATGGTCATAATGGGAATGCGCGTTGTTGGAAGGTCGCCCAGCGCAAAGACCGTTGTGTGCACCGGCGTATCGTCCGTTGCGCGTTCGTCGTCCCAGACTTCCGCGAGCGTAGAGTTGATGAATGCGTGGCGTCGCGTCATTGAACTTTTAGTTTGAAGCCATTTCACGGCCAAATTGCCCCAAGTGGTTTCTTTCAAGGCCGCGTAGAGCGAATTGAGGTGATACGAGCGGCGCCCTGGTGATGCGTTGAGATTGTGCGCTCGCCATTCACCGTCGCGCAACATGGCCGTTTTTTGGCCGTCGCGAACGTGAAACTCGCAGTGCTGGCATCGGTAATAAGTGTTTCGACGTACCAATTCCAAATTCCATTCTCCGTCGATTTTGCTGTCCGATTCGTCTTTATCCCACCACCGGACATTTGCCCATTCCAACCGGATCATCTCTTTACAATTTGGGCACGGGACGTAAAAGAAACGCTGGTCTCCCGAAAGAAACTCGCGCCAAATTTCACCGTGAGCCGTGGTCGGTGTCGATGTTTTTACCCGGAGAGGGTAGGGGAACGTCTTGGTGCGCTCCTCGGCATTCTGAAGAGCACCGGCTTCCTTGTCGCCTTTGAGCTCATACTTGTCGATTTCGTCGAGTAACAGCAGGCCAGCCGGTCGTGACGCAAGGTTTGCCGGGGAATTGCTTCCGACAAAAGTCAGTGTGGTCTTGTGGAAGAACTGCTCCATTGTTTTCCAAAGGAACCGGTCTTTGGGCTTTTGAAGTTTCAGTGGAAAGCAATTCTCCACCATCGGTTGCCAACGGTTTCTCGAAAAGCTTTTGCACAGGTCAGCATTTGGCATGACCCACAGAGTGTTCATGGCGTCGTTTACAATTTTGTAAGCTGCGCCTCCCATGATGACCATCGTCTTACCGGTTTGAGTGCCCCAGCACAGACTGAGATCGGTGACGTTTCGGTTGCGAAAAGCCTCCAACGGTTCGCGAACGTACGGACGAAGCAAAGTCCGAAATGGACCAGGCGTTGCCGTCTCGCGCTCAGTCAGTGTGACGTTTTTCTCAAGCCACTGCCAAACCGGCATGTCCGGAGCACGCCCCAGAACTTGCCACATCGAGGCCGATAATGCAGCGACGCCGGGAATATCAGCAGGCTTGCTCATAAGCGGCTTGGCTTTCTTCGATGCACTGTTCGATTTCTTCGGTGATCATCATTTCGGCCAGCACATCGTCGCTTGGGTTGGCTTTTGCAGCCACTCGACGTGCGACGCTCCGTAACCGAGCGAGCATTGGCAACCAGGCACGAGAGATGATCTGTCGAGCAGCGTCGATTGAGATGAGCTCCTTTCGCTGCATCTGCAACTTGAGGATGGCAGTTTCGGTCTGGACCCTATTTTGGTGAGCCTTGTTGTACGAGTTAACGTAATTCTGCGACGCCGCTGCTTGATGGTTTTGGACGACGGCCTGAGCGCATAGCGCTTCGACCTGAATGGCCATTTTCAAACTTTCCTCCAGCGACTCCAAGTGGATTTTGAGTGCAATTGGTTGCGCTTCCGATTTCGATGCTCGGGGAATGAGCACCGCTTCTGATGGCAGCGATCTTGCCCCTTCCGTTGACGCTGGCGCTGGCCCCTTCGACCGATACCCGACGCCGAGTTTGGCGTTTGCGTTCCGCCACGCGGTCGCCGCTTCAACGCTCGATGTGTCCAGCCCGCGAGCCACGAGCTTGTAAACGTAAGGCCGACCAACGCCCCAAGCCGCTGCGATCTCGGGGATGGGGTTTTTCTTTTTCGGGGGTTTCTCTTTCGGCACACCTAACTGTCACCTGTCAACATTGTCACTTGTCACCAGAGCCGGGGGTTTCGATGGGGAGCGTTGCTTGAATTTTCAACTTTGTCCCTGACAAACCTTTTTAATCCTAGACGCAAAGAACGTCGGATGCACTATGTTGTTGCATAATCCCGAGTGCGTAATCCGTAACTGAATATTCAATGAACGAACCAAAATGGTATTATTTCAACGGCAACAACGAAACGATCGGGCCGTTTTCTAAGGCTGTTCTCGTCGAGCTTTCGCAGGCCGGTCAGATCAATAACGAGACGCTAGTCTTTCAAGAAGGCACAGAGGCATGGCAACCGTTTGGCGCTGCGTTTACCCAGCCGCCTGAACCTGAGGATCTGCCTCCTGAGCCGGAGCCTTTGCCGCCTGAGCCTAGTCCATCGCCAGTCGCGGCTTCCGCGCCTACGTACACGACTGCGAGACAAAACCGTGATGCAAAAAATGATGGCAGTGGGTACTTTAATAATTTGGTTATAATTTTTGTTATCGGGCTTGTGCTTCTTTTAATTCAACGACCCATCGAGCAAGAAATGAAAAAGAAAGTTGCTAAAATTGATGAGGAACAACTTGAAGTGCAGGCCAAAAGAGATCGCGAAAATGAGGAATTACGGAAAGAAAAAAATCGCGAGATGATGCGACGTTATATCCGCGCTTTTCCCGAAGGAAGATGATGTCAGTCGGTCAGGGCAGGAAAATAGACTGACCCGATATTATCCGTTTGTTACGAACCCCCGTGCCAAAGCCCGTTGCCTCATAAAGCGCTCGCCATTTGATAAACTCCTCCCAGACTGCACGGTTTGGGTTCTGGCATGTACGGGCTTCTCCGTTTTTCTTGAGCCAAAGAGGCCCGATGTAATAGGAATAATCAAAACGCCACCACCGGCCTTTGACGCATATTTCGGCACCGATTACCTCAGGGCCAGAAACGATGCAGGTTGGTGATAGGCGAATAGATTTCATGGCGTCGGCATAAATTGCCCGGTCTCTCCCAGTGTCACACCACTGATTCAACCAGCTTTCGCCAATCAAACCTTAGAGGCATGAAGCCCCTTCGCAGGTGTCGCGCTCCAATTGGAGGAATAATAATCGTCTCTCCGAATTGTCACGCCTCACGGGTATCAGCGGCGTTCCTGTCTGGGCATTTTCCACCCTCCAGCGGGGCGTCTCGCATAACGAAATTCAGTTAAACTTCAGGAAGATTTGCGTCCTGAACAATTTCTCCCAAACACTTGCGAACCCAACTCACGGTCCGCTCGTCTAACGGAAAGGTCCCAAGGTCATCCCGTCCTTCCGGGTGATACTTCAAAGCTCCGCGCAAATTCTCGTCCAATTCCTGAAGGCAAAAACGAGAATCTCGGCCCTTAACAGCAAGAAGGTGCTCCTCAGCTTCATCCGGGTCGGACAGATCAAAAGTTAATGTAGCAATGGGCATGTTTTACTTCGTATTACGTGGCATTTGTCACTTGTCACTTAAAACTCCACACATAAGATCAAAGGCTACTGCTTTAGCAGGGACCTGTCTTTAGCGAGTCAAAAAGATTCCTTATCCACGGTGGTGGTGTTTTTTTCTGCACTATTTGTCAAAACAGTACAAGATTTAGACATTTTTGAGCGTAGCGCGTTAAGGCATTTACGTCCGCAGCTTTTGTTTGTGATTTTCCAACCCAGAAATTCCTGACCGCACACTGCGCATTTGCATTTTGCTCTTTTTTCGGGCACTTTTGGGGCTGGGCTGGGTTCTGCCGTCCAGATCTTGCCGTCCAATTTAGCCTGGTGAATTGTGGCGGCAAAGTCTTCGTAGTCTGGCAGGCGGCGACGAAAAAACGGAGAACCAAGAGTGCGAGTGACTAGAAGTTGCCCGTTCATTTTGTTCATCTCCCCTAACTGCCTGTCAACGCCGGTTTGGCTGCTCCTTTCAGCCTACGACGCCACCCAACAGGCTCAGAAATTTTCTTCTGCCAAAGTTCAAGAGCCTTACGCACATCGTCAAAACCACCGGGAGGAAACCGAGCAACGCGACGATCCATTGGGATAAATTGACGAGAGTTCATGGTTGGTAATTGGCAATGATCTTTGACTGCTCGGCAATGGTGCGTTCTAACTGCTCTAGGCGGTCCGCTGCCTCCATAAGACACAGCGAGGGCACATCGTCGGGCGACTGAATGTCGTTGGCCAAGATGCGGAGAGCCGATGCTATGGTTGCTGTTGAGGTGCTCATTTCAACGCCTCCCGCGCAATAGCCCGCACCGCGTCCATGCGATCATGCGGCGTTATCGTCCAGTCACAGTCAGCCAAGCGTTGCAGGGCGCTTCTTGCCTCTCTCAGCTCGGTTGTCAAAGTCTCAACACGGCAGAGCATATGCATGTAATTTTGTAGATGTTCATCTGAACGACTCGTCATGCGCTTTAACTCCGCTTGTAATTCAGCTTTCTTCATTTTGCCTCCTCCCAAAGTCCCAGCGTCCGCAAAAACGCTTCTGCGCGTTGTCTGGCTGTTGACCTAAACTCAAGCCCTCCCTGCGACGGCAGATTGTACTTCATCGTCCACAACTCGCCATCCGGGAGAGTTTCCTCCGCTTGGTGCATCGCATTCAAGTCGTTGCAGTAGTCCTCAATTCCAGTCCGGCACCCGTGCGTTTTCGAATTAACCCCCATCAACCCAAACTCTGGGTGCTCAATAATGTCACTCCACCCGCACGCTTCCGCAATTGCCGCGTTGATTTGGTCGTCGGTCATTTGTTTTTTTCCTCCTCGCGTTCAATAGCCCTGTGTAATTCGTCTGCTTTCAGCTCGTAGCAAACCGCTAGCAGCCGCAGCACGCACAGCAGCGTGGTGTCGTCGGGTGACTGGGCAAAATCCCGCACATGGGAGTCAATCCGGGTTAACGTTTTGCTGTCGTTGTTTTCGGTCATAAATTTCCCTCCACGATATCCAACAACTGCGCGTGCAGGTGCTCAATGCTGCCGTCGTTGAGAATGCTTTGGTCGCTATGGATCCTTAGTTGCCCGGCCTCCGACTCGTGCTCGCCGATCTCTAGCCCCGCGCGTACTACCCGGACGATAATGCCGCCCTCAGCGCGAATGAAGTCAGCCTCGTTAGCAAACCTCACATCGGTAAACACGCATGGCCTGCCACGCATTGCCGCCCGTGCGTGATTGATCCAGTGTTCCGGCTCATATGCCCGCATCGCCATGCCAAGATCGCAAAGCAGCCGACGCCCTCTGTCGTCCTTGCGTCCGTCCCATCCAAGGTATATTGCCCGACCCTTTAAAGCGTCGGCAAATGCCACCCGTTTCCAGCCTCGGTCCATGAGTGCTAGTGCCGCCGTATCTTTACCCGAGCCCGCAAGCCCGATTAGTCCTATGTGACGTTTCATTTTAATTTTAGCTTTTGCACAACTTTTAACCCAGCAATCACTGGGACTTCTTCGTACGCCGAGACGCGCTCCAGCATAGCCAAAATTTCCCGACGCCTTGGACTGAGCTCAACAAGCCCTGGCATCTGCTCGTAAAGTGCGTGGATGTCCTCGATCTCGTAGTCCAACACCGCTTTTGTCCCTGCCACGGCAGGTGCGACAAACCGGGTCGCCTCAAGCGCTAATTTTGCCTGCGCTTCGGCCCTAGCCATTGCCTGCTCGGCTGCTAGACGCTCGGCTGCTGCTGCCTGATCTTGACGAGCCAAATCGGCTTGACGCGTTTCGACTTGTTGCGCTTCGGCAGCAATTCGCGCCCTCTCGGCTGCTGCTGTTGCTTCAATGCGTCGGGCTTCTTCGGCTGCGGCCCTAGCTGCCTCTTCTGCTGCTTTTCGCTCACGCTCGGCTGCATCTCGTCGTTTGCGCTCTTGCTCGGCAGCGTAAGCCTGCCCAAGCACCGTGATGCGCTTTTCTTCGCGTGCGCAGTCTTCACCAAACTTTTCAGCCGCTTCGTCAATTTTACGGCCAAGCTCAATGACCGGCTCTTTGACTGCCTTCCTTGACTTTTCAAGTTGAACTCGAAAAGCAGCAAGCTCTTTGACGACCACCCTAGCTGCATCAAGATCGTCGGTAGACGCTACGGCTAAAATTGGCGCAGAAAGGGCCAAAAGGCTTTTCTTCAGCTCAATGGCTTCGAGCTTCAAACTGAGTCCATAGCCTGGGCCGGTTAAACTCAGGACGGTTTGTGGAATGATCTCGCTCATTCGCGCTCCTCCAGTCCGCTAAGGTCAAGTATTTCCCCGAGCTCGATACCACACAGCTCACCAAATGCTGCTTGGCGTAGTGCTTCACGTTGCACTGCCTCTTTTTCGCATTTGGTAACAAACTTTTGCAGCAGGTTGTTGAGTGATAAAATTTCTTTATCCCTTGCAACGAGAGCTGCCTTTAATTCGTGAATGATTTCTTCGTTACTCATAATCTTTCCATCAAAGCTTTGTTGCGAAAACAAGCTGGTATTGGGTTGAAGTCGACGGGCACCACATTTTCTTCGGGCTGAGAATTGGCAGGCCTCAAGCCTGACATATTCTCGTGGCTGGCTTTCTTTTCTTCTTCTATAGAGTCCCGGGGCCTTGAGGGCCCGGGCTCTATATTTCTTTCTTTCTTTAGTGTGGGCCTCTCTGGCCCACAGGGGTCGCGCCTCTCTGGCCCGCAAGCCGCGCCTCTCTGGCCCACCTTAATGGGCCTCTCTGGCCCACTTAAATGGGCCTCTCTGGCCCGTGAATAGCTCTGCAACGTGTACCGGTTGCACGACTGAATTGCGCGTGAATTGCGTCCAGACCTTACGGCTAGAAAGCCACCATCAATGAGATCGGATAAACAACGGGTCACAGTGCGCACTCCGACTCCAGCAACCTTGGCGAGTTGCTCTCGGCTCGCCGAAAACGACTCGCCTTTTTCCATATCTCGGCTCTCAAAATGGCAAAGCGCGATGTAAACCGCGACTCGTTCGCCGCCAAGAGCAGCAACGCCCAAAAGCGTTTCGTGGTTAAACCAACCAAATGGTCCGTCCTTCGTAGTGCGTTTCATTTCGCTTTCTCCTTCTTTCCTTTAGCGTCTGCGTCAATCTTGGGCGGGCCTGTCTGGGCCCAATAGTTGCCTTCAAGGCGTGGCACCTTTGCGTGCCGAATGAAAATCTCTGCGGCATCCTTGTGAGGGGGCTCCCAATTCATCATCCCGGCCCGAGTCCGGCGCTTGGTCGCAGCCAAGCGAAATGTGGGAGGCGCACCTTCCTCGGCTTCGACTCGGTCTACCGTCAAAACGTCTCGTGCCCAGTTGGCCCAGGCGCTGGAGCCGTAAGACGAGTAAGCCCCGGGCTTGGCATCCTTCACGGGCTTCGGAACGTGGTTGATGAGCACAAACAACACGCCGGTCTCGTTGCTGATCCTGTTGAGCGCATGACAAAAACTAGATGCCGTCTCTTGGTCGCTCATGTCCCCGCCGATGTAGTTCATTATCGGATCGATCCAAACGATGTCGGGCTTGTAACGGTGGATATGTCCTCGAACGATGACCAAAAACTCAGCACCGGACGTTTCATTTTCCCGAATGATAGTGAGTCTTTGCCCAAGCAACTGCTCCTTTGCTGGTGTCATTTGGCTGGCGACCATTTCATGCTTGAGAACGCCTCGGAGAGTGTCTGCCATATCACCAAGGTCGTTTTCAGCCTGGATAATTAACGAGCTGAGCGCCCGCCGAGCGGGAATGTTAAACGCCAGAGCTTGCAGCGCGATTTCGTCGAGCTGGTCCCACATCGCCCAACAAATTGCCAGTTGCATGTTAAGCGAGCTTTTGCCAATGCCGGTCGAGCCAGCGATCATCAGCGACCCGCCCTTGCATAGCCACCGATTTTTGCCGAGTAGCCAGTCTGGGTCGGCGGCTTGGTTGAAATCTAACAACTCGCGGACGGTCTGCTGCCGGATCACCTGCACTTTACCCTTTTGCAGGCGGTCTACGTCATCGCGTAGCGACTCAAGCGCCGTGTCGATATCGCCGCCAAGATCGCTTTGAGCAGCATTCAGAGCTGCGTTAAGTCCTCGCCATTGCTCGCACTTTTGAAGCGTGTGACACCAACCGGCAAAGCCACCAATTATGGGACACTCCACCCAAAGCTCTGTGAGTTGAGCCATGGTCCAACCTCGGGAGCCCATAAAGGTCGCCAGAGAAACTGGATCAGCTTCGCCACCGGACTGGGACACTCGAAGCAACTCGCCAAAGAGCGCAGCATGATCCGGGTTGTAGAAACTCTGAGTGGAAATGCCATTTTCGGTGGCAATTTGCATGCTCTTTTGCAAGTCATTGAGCAGGCAAGAGAGCGCACCGCGTTCGGCGTTTTGGTCGTTACTCTGCGCGTTCATTTTG